GGTATCTTAAGGAGCATTTTGTTTTGGCTTCCTACATATCCTAAATCTGTTTCAGCAAAATCAATTGGAGGTGCAGCTTTAAACAATGTACTATTTCCTAAATAAGCAGCTTGTGGGTTACTTGTTTCAACTGTAAGCATTGTGTTATACAACAAACTCTTGTTCTCAAATCTAGCTAATACAGCTTTGTTCTGAATACCATCAAGAGATGTAAGCTTTCCATAATTTTGAGGAAAGTCAAACATTGCAGTAGCAGAATAACTCAACCAACTATTCACTTTATTATCAGCATTCTGATCTTGAGGATCTGAATAGATTGCTCTAAAAGGATAATTAGTAAAACACAATTGATCTTTCCAGTCTGCAGGAAGATGAGTGAAAAAGTTTTCTTTATTCTGTTTAGAATAAGTTATGTTATAATGATATGTATTGTCCTGTGCAATAGTGACAAAACTTTCTTGTAACCAATCATCAGGAATACCTGTTGATACGTGTGGCCAAAAATCTCCTTCTCTATTATTAAATGCTTGTCTTAAATCTGTATTATAAGAACTCTCACAATAGAAGTTAGGAATACCATAAGCAAATAAATAGAAATATCCATCATAGAAAGTTCTTCCTGCACCAGCGTTAGGTGGAGTAATTAATGCTGGGTTATTAGGACAATCAAAGTTGTGAGCTTTAAATGAAATAATATTTGACAACACTTTACCTTCAACTGTAAAATCTTTTAGGATTGATCTAGCAGAGTGCCAGTATTTTGGATATGCAATATTACCAATCTCATCATAGAATATATCACTATCATCAGGAGCACCCACTCTATTATCAATAAAGAAAGGAAGTTTTGTTTTAAATGCAAATCTGCTAATAAAAGTATCTCCTCCAAAAACAATAGCTATTTCAGAATCAGTTGTATTTAATTTTCTTCTAAAACCTGTATCTATTGTTTCATAAGAATATATCTGTCCCCATTGGTTAATAAAGTTATTCTTTAATGATCCGTAGTAGCACACACTGTTTATATTTTGTTCTTTTGCAGGAGCGTTACATACATTGCTTGCAGATATTGTAGTTCTTGATGTATCAGTGATTATACTATTACCACTAACAACTAAACTTGGTGTGTCACTTGGAAAGGGTAGTGCTGTATAAGGATTACCAAATCTTGTTTCTGCAGTTTTTAAATAAACAGAAGTTTCTCTATACCAGTTATTAATGCTGTAATTATCTCCTACAGATACAACACTAGGGGTGATGTATTGTGCAATGTCAAGTTCTCTTTGTTTAATTCCAAGATTATTATCTATTGTAGAAGAATAATCGTAACTAAGTCTTGAGTTATATGAATATGCGTAGTTCTTTCTTGTTATACCATTTACATATATTGTTAAATATGCTTGGTATGCAGAGAACATTGCAACAGCATTAAAAGAATCTGTTATATTTCCTATATCAGTGGCACTATTTAGAGCATCTCTCTGAGCTTCCTCTGTAAGAAGTTTGTAATTAGCATTGTTTCTAACTTCTACAAAATGTGATTTACCACCTCCGTAAATAACATTTTCAAGTTTTATAATTTTTCCAAGAAAAGGTGTCCCAAAAGAAGTTTCTGGAGAATTAAAAACATGTCTATATTTAGAAGAAGGTTGTGCAGAAATTGCTGTAAGAGGAGTTTCTTTATCACAAGTTAATGTAGATCTTCTACTCTTTTTAAAATCTACAACACCCAGTGCTTGTGTAACAGGAGGTATCAACTTTTTTCTGTCAGGAACAGGAAAAGGAGATACTATATTAATTTGAATATCACCACCTACTATAACTACAGCAAATACTACACTGCAACCTGCTAAGTTACTTGTACCATTTGCCCATTCTTTACGAGGAGTGAACGCTAGATTAATGTTTGAAAAAGGATCATCCCATATAGCATGATACCCTGTAAATCCATAACATCCTGATGCAGCAAATACATCATAGTTAGCAGGACCAATATTAGCTCCACCTGTTAAATATACAGGTCTATCCACTGAACAAAACTCATATGTTTGTCCAGCAACCATGTCTGCCTCAACTCTTTTATTTGTATTGATATCTGTAAATTGATATTTTCCAGAAACAGTACAAATAACTAACCATGCAGAGGATATAAGTGAAAATGCATTATTGTTTAAATTAAGAAAAGGATCTTCCCTAAGATCATTATATGGATAGTTTGGATAATAAAATGTTTGTTCTTCCCTTACATAAGATCCTACATTTCTTAATATTCCTTTTGCTACAATAGATTTGTTTGTACCACGATTTCCACGAACTATATTAAACCCATAAATATCTGCCTTTTGGTCATCTGTAAGATTTGATGCAGCAATCAGTTGACTGATTTGTTGAACATCAAGTCTAACACCTATAGGAAACACTGCATCATTCCCCATCACCATGCTTGACGCACTTGTAAAAAGTTTAGACTCAAAAGGAGGGCTTACTAATACATCAGGAAATTTATGATGTCTAATTGGTTGGTCTGCTAAATCTCCCCATAAGTCTTTATTACAAGGATAGAGTTCAGATGATTCCCAATAAGCAAATTCACCATATTGGTATGGTCCTTTATAGTTTATATCTGCAGAATTGTATTGAGGAGAAAATGCTGTAACACTTCCTGTATTATATATTTTCCACCATGGACTATATCCTACACCACCAGCAGTATATTCAGGCTCACCTACAAAGTCTGGATTTGTATTTGGTATATCTGGTTTAAGATTTTCGTTAGGTCCTTTTATTCTTCCAGGGATATGAAATCCATCTGTTTGTTTTCCGTTCTTTAATAGAAATACAATTTCAAATGCATACACCTCATCTCTAAGATACCCTCTAAGATTTGTAGCATTTAGTTCATCAGAATAATTTTCATTTGCAGGAATTCTATATGTCTCCCAGCCAAGCGTAATTCTACTTGCTATATCTTGATAGTTGATTCTATCAATAGATGTAAGATTGTCCCATATAAGGATATCTTGAGCTGTGGTGAGGTCTTGAGCAATATCGTAATAAGGATATTTCTCAAATATATCATTGGTGGTTAATTTAATTAGTGTAACGTTCTGTCCTGTGTAAGTGATTGATCTATTTGTATCATTGATAAAATATGTTCCAATTAATTCAACAGAACTTATATTATTTATTGTTTTAATTACAGCAATGTTAAAATATTGAAACTGACCTGTTACATCAAGGTTTGTGACATTCATTACAATAGACTTGCCCACCTCATAGTTAAAGTTGAGAGTGGTAATGCGAGTGTCTGCTATAGGAGTGGGATTTGTAACAGAATAATACGATGTATAAGGATTACCAGCAGCATCTGCATATTGTATTGCAAACTGATAGGTGCCTGATATAAGACTACCCCCTGTTTGAATGTCTGTTATTTCAATATTAGGAATTAAAAAGTTAGGTTGTACTTTTAATTGATTGCAATCTAGTTCATTCAAATATGAAGGATCACAAAGAGTTGCTCCTGGAGAAAGGATATAGGGTATGTTATTTAGATCTAGATATCTTCTGGGGTTGACTCCATCTGTCCAATAAATTTCAGTGGTACAGTTTGTAATCTTGTGTACCACTTTATGAATAGGATTATCAATATTAAAATTAAGACAAGTTGCTTGTATGTATATTCTGTATACACAATCTGCATTATCCATATAACCAATCTGAGAAGTGCTTATCTCAGGATTAACTAAAAAGAATATATGCTTGTTTTGCTCAACTATAAAATGAGTGCCTATTAAACGATATCCTGTAGGAAACTGACAACAAAATTCATTACCAGGTTCGTTCTGATAATTAATAGAATTAGCATCAAAGTTTTCAACAGAAGCATTAAGAGCATATGTAAGACTACCTTTAGCAACCTGATTTACAGATTGGTCTGTATTTAGTCCTGAAACTGCGTTGTTATATTCTAAACTAATGTTATTTTGATTATTTGTTTCTTCTGCCATGTTACACCTTACAAGGATTAATATTAATTATTTCTTCTTCTTCCGTATCTGTTTGTTCTATTAGGAAGTTCGTACATGTTGTTTCTATTCAAATCATTTTTAATTCTTCTTTGTTTAGCATATACATCTTGTTTCTTAACCTCAATATCTGCCATGATAAACGCTTCTTCAGAAAGTTGTTTGTAGTAAATTAATTTTTGTTGAAGTTGTTGAAAGGTTTCATCATTAGTTTGATTAGTTAATGTCTCAAACACTTTAAACTTAATAAATGCTTCAATGTATTCTCTTATACGATAGTTATCAGGAATCATTTGATTACCTCCACCATCATATTCTGTAGCATACATTACTAAATGCACAATACCGTTTCTAAAATTAGTTACAAATTTATTATCTCTAATGTCAAATGAATCATATGAAGATGAACCAGGTGTAAAACTTGAAGCCCCTTGCCATTCAGTTGTATAATTTAAATCACAATGTTTTTGTACAGAAATGTTCCCTGGTTTAAGTAGGTAGTTCTTTACATAAGATCTTGCTATTTGTTGATTGGTTTTATAAACTGCTTGAATTATTTCAGGCATACAATCTTCGTTACATCCTGCTTGATTACAACTTGAGCAAATTTGACCACCAACAGTGATGGGGCTCACTTGTATAGTTGTTTGTGAATTTGCCTGTGAATAAAAAGAATTAGCAGATTGATATGGACGTTGAGGAATCTCAGTGCACATCCATGCCTCACGTACAGCATAGAAATTATCTGGAAGTCTTGCTTGGAAGTCTTCTATATAAATAGGTGTTTCAGTTATAACATAAGTTGTTTTTCCCAATTTCCTTAAACATTTGTCTAAGTAGGTTGGAAATAAAAGATCGTCTACAGCCCCTGTATCAAAATAGCTTTTTAGTTCTTCTTTGATAGTAGAATAAACTATTTCTGGTGATGTGAACGCATATTTATAATAGTATGACATTTAAATTAATTTTTCCACTGTGCATAAATATGTTGATATTTATTGTTAGTGTTTATGTAATGTGATAATAGTCGTGATGTATTTCTTGAGGGTTTAAAATACCAAAGATCCACATTTTTGAATCTTGCTGAAAATTTAAACCACATCCAGCCAAAAAAATAACCTTCTGTGTGGTAATTAAAATTGTATATCCTTTTACCTTTCTCTTTGGATTTTTTCCAATCAATAGGAAGATTTATATATTCTTTACCATCAATTATAGAGATTTTTTTTCTTTTCTTTTTAGTAATTGAAAACTCTCCAAAACCAAAAGGGAGTTTTGCTTTTTCTCCAGTTTCTAAAATATATTCTTTGAATGCCTCAATGTATGAATATATAATATTTCTCCACTCATCAAAAGTTAGGTTGATTGTTTGATGTTTCTTACAGAAAATATTGTAGTTTTCTTTACTTGAGCTTCTCCACTCAATCTTCGTGCGCATTAGTTGGTTGGTTTAGTATTAGGAGCTTGTCCATCAACTCCATCATCTGTCATATCTGTTTTGACTTGAAAATATGTAGATAGAAGTTTTTGTGATGTGAGAGCCAACACTTGGTTTTCTAAATACCCAGGTAGAGCAAATGGTTTATCTAGAGGATTTATACAATAGTCTTCTACTGCAGGGATTTGTCCACCGCACCCACATTCAGGATAGAGTATTTCATTAGGAACATCTTCTTCAAAAAATGCAGACAATCTAATTGCTTTTAACAAAGGATTAGTTACATATAAATAGTTATCAATTATCCAAAAGTATTCTTCATTCTTTATAATAGGAAGTTTTAATAAATTGAGATATCTATTAACAGTGATTTCTTTTAACTTCTTACCTCTACCTCCAAGAGCATTAATTGAATATACACCTTGTATTACATATTGATAATTACCTTCTGCTACCTTTGGAATTTTAAATTTAGTTCTTGCAATTGTACAAGGATCTACATATTCACAGCATTCTGAAATACTCACCTCTGTCATTTCTAAACAAGGAATGGTGGTGAACAATGTATCAGTTGCCCAAAGCTTTCTAAGATTTGTTTCTCTTTTTACTAACAGAAGAGTGTTGTTTCTAATTTCTGATGCTATAGATCTATCAGTGAGCAAACTGTCTGTAGACAATAGCTTGTGCATTGATCTTACATCTGATACTAATTTTCTTAATGTTGACATTATAAATATTGTTTAAATATATTTGTCATTCCTTGTTCAAAATCTATAAGGAATCCTGTAACTTCAGCTTTAGAAGTTGTATGTCCGTTCTTCTCATCCCAAAGACTCTTAGCATTAGAGAAGGCTGGTATTTGATAGAACTTAATCCCACCAAAATCAATACTCACTTCGTGGTGTTTGTCACCTGTAAATATGTAAAAGTTGTGATGAGCTGACCATTTCTCTTTGTATTCTATTGGAAATATGCTAGCAAGCTTTGCAGGTTTAATAGCATCACCGTGGTTGAACATTATTGCTGTATCACCAAAACTTACATACTTTCTATACTTAGGAGAGCAATCAAATTTAACTCTAGATATATCTTTGAAATATGCAGCTAACCAAGTGATCATATGCCATCCTACAAACTCATCATGATTACCAGCTACGTATATAATTCTTACATCATCTGCCTTCTGAAGAAGCATTGTAATCATTTTTATCTCATGCTCACATATATTTTCAAAAGAATTATGATATGTATCTATGTTCTGTTGAGGAGTTCCTTTTGTTGTAGTTCCTGTAAATTCACTATTAAACTCATCAGAACCTATAATGTAGAATATTGTATCTATGTAATTTGATAGATGCGATTGATCTACAATAACCTTCACTTTATCTAGGATGTTATCAAATCTATCATACACATTATTGTTACCATTTATGTCAAACTTGTTTAGATGGGAGTCTTGTTTATTGATAACTAAGCATGCAGAAGACTTAGTGAAGGTTTGTTTGGAACTATCTATTTCTACAGATGTAGGTTGGTACTCCTTTAGAAACTCAATGAATGAGTCTTGGAATAATTGCTCAGTGGATTTCTTAGACATCCAAGCTTTAACTTGCCAATGAGGTGTTCCACTGTTTCCCCAATAGTTTTGAACGTATTTAGTTATTTCCCACTTAGATGTATCAATCTTACATTTTTCAATAAGTTCATCTAATGTTCGTATTTCTTCTTTTGAATTAAAGACAATCTCTCCTGTTCCTTTTACAATGTCTTCTTCAAATTTTATAATATGATCTTCTAGTGCTGCTACATAAGCTGCTGATTCAGCATCATCTATAACTTGTTCTCTCTGTTTTAATAAAAGCAATAAGTTGTCTAACTCTTCATCTGAAACTCCTAGTTTAGCAGCATAGAATTTTTTACTCTTTTTCCAAGATAGCAGTTGTTGTAACTGATCTAACGCATGCTGATTTACGGACATAAGTAGGTTATATTAATTAAAATTACAGTAAAGGTAACTATTAGTTTTGGGATTTACCAAATTATTTTAACCAAAGGGGTTATTGACAATAACCAAATTGATTATAAAATAAAACTCCCAGAGGTAGAAACCTCCAGGAGAGAACCTTATAAAACCAATAAAATAAGGTTTTTTAATTTTATGGAGGGGATGTTGTAGTACTAGTTGTTGTTAGAGATATTGTTGTTGAGGTTGTGGTTGTTGTAGATGATGATGTTGTAGAAGTGGTGGTGGTTGGACTACTTATAACAACATCTATATAATTTGTACAAAGAGGAGATGCTGACATTATTCTAACTATGAGTGTTCCATTTGGTATTAATGCAGAAGGATATCCTGCAACCAAGTCTATTTTAGCAACCCCTGTTTCAAAAGCTGATACATATCCATCTAAATCAGAATAAAGATTAAAAGGACCTGTATCAGCACCTGCTGTAATTAATGTAATTAATCCTGTCATTTATTTTAATTTATAAATATGTTTAATTTCTTTCTAATAACAAAAAATTATTAAGGACAACAATCAAGTGACAGCACTGTTAAAAATCCTGAATCCCCACCTGCAGGAGCTGTAGATGTACAAAAACTTTGTCCTGGTGTTATAGCTATAGGTCCGACAGGATTTCCTGTTATACAGTCTGTATAAGAAATGTTATCTAATGCGAAAGCTGTATTATTAATATATTCAACACAATTACAAACAACTGTAGTGGTAGTGGTGGTAGTTGGTGCAACTGTAGTTGTAGTAGTGGTGGTTGTACTAGTTGTGCTTGTAGTGGTTGTGGTTGTAGTAGGAGTAATTGTTGTAGTAGTTGTTGTTGTTGGAGCAAGTGTTGTTGTGGTTGTTGTAGTAGTTGGGGTAGTTGTTGTAGTTGTAGTTGTAGGAGCAATTGTAGTTGTTGTGCTAGTTGTTGTGCTACTTGTTGAAGTTGTGCTAGTTGTTGTAGATGTGGAAGTAGAAGTGGTGGTTGTTGTTGTAGGAATACATTGATTCACTAATGTACAAAACATATTATTTATAGAAACATTGTTTGCAATTGCTCCAAGTATAGCTAATGCAAGGGCCTCTGGACATAACTTCTGATCAATCTTTTGCAATGCTAATGTAACACTATCACAAGTGTCCACTCCCACACAAGGTAGATTTGCTCCATTATAGAAAACTAAATCTGTTCCAGTTTTGTGTGCATGACAAGGATCAATTCCACAACCTCTTGGATAAACTACTGTACCATTACTATAACAAGGTGAACTTGGCAAACAAGACATTAATTTTAATTTTAATTATTAAGGAATGTATATTATATAATGTGAAGCTATAACTGGTTGGATATTAGGATGTGAGCCACCTCCTCCAGTAGGAGCATTAACCACTCCTACAGAAATTCCTGTAACATTACTAGCTGTAGTTTTGGTAAAGTCTCCACCTCTTCTTGTACTACTAGAACCACCAGCAGTAACAACTGTATCAACTCCAATATATGTATGTGTGTGTCCAGGATCAGTGACTGTTGCTGTAGCAACGTGTGTGTGACTTGGAATCTGTAATGCAGAAAGAGTAATTGTATTTGAACCAGTTGTAGTGCCTAAACTATATGCAGGGTTTCCAGGAATTGCAGGATCTACTGCAGGGTTAAATGCTCCACCACCCATGCCAGAAGTTGTACCAACAGTAACACGTCCTCTTTTATCTGGAGTGCCATTATTTCCATTACATAAATATATTTTTTCCCAATCTCCAAGACCTGCACCAGTTACATCAAACTTTCCTGTAGGGTTGCCATAAAATTCAACAACTGTGTAAGGAATCATTTTATTATAATACTTTTTAGAAGAAGATTGAGAATCTAAATATGCTTGAATAAGATCATCAAGATCAGCTATTTGTACATAGTTAGTTTCTACATCTAATATAAATGCACACAGTTTGTTAATAACTGCTTGTAGAACAGCGTGGGTTTTTGATCCACTTGTAACACCTGTCAAACATCCTACTGTATAAGGTGCTTCAATTACAGCTATCTGTTGTTGTAAAACTGTTACTGTAGAATTTGTAAGTACAATCTGTTCTTGTAAATTGCAAGCAGCTTTAATTAAAGCATTGAATAAATCAACAACTGTAATGTCTCCACATTCAGGAAGATATTTTTGAACCACTGTACATATTATAAGAGGATCAATATCAGGCTTAATTCCTGTACCATCTAATGTTGAAGTAAGAAACTCAATAAGAGCCTGTTCAACATAAGATAGAGAATCACCAGTTTGAATACCAAGAACAGGAACATCTATTCCTGTATATCTTACACATTTATCTGAAACTATTTCAGGACAACCGTTATAGCAGTTTGAACAAGACATTATTTTAATATTTTAATTTTATTATTAAAGAAACAATAAGAAAAGCAAAATACACTTTCCATTTAGTTTTTTGGAGTTCTAAGTCTATTTTGGAAGCAATTCCTACATACCACAATTTATCATCTAACGCTATTATGTATATTAGGATTTCCCAAACTAATATATTTATTGCTCCAGATAGAAGATAATCTTGCCATGATCCTGGGAATAGTTGACATAAAAATGGAGACATTATTGCTAAATCTCTCATTACCATTCCATAAGGATACCATTTGTTTGATGTTACTTCCCTATCATCTGAGAATTGCCATTCGGAATATAGTACAAAAAATACAGTGAACAATATTGATAAAATATAAATCATTAATTGATCTAATGTTTTTATTTGTAAATTAACAGTTTAACTCTACTAGCTATCATATCTACAGTATAGTGATGAGCATAGTCAGAGTTACATAATTTAAATGTTAATATCCTTTTGTAATTTAACAAATCAAGTATCACCTCTCTTTGAATAGGACGATTCAATATAAATACAGTGTTATTATATAAGTCGTTAGCCAATTGAGCAAGTCTACAATCAATATCAGCTATTAACACTGGAACTGTTGAACAATTTACGCAATCTGTAAGTCTGGGTAATAACATTTTTTATTCGTTTTGTTCCCTGAGAAGCAATTGCATTACATGCTGCACAGAGACCGTTAATTAATTGACAACCGCAGCCAAATTTAGCTCCGCAATTTCTACATTGTGCCATATTATTAAAAGTTAATTAAATAATTATTTCCTGAACATTGACATCCTCCATTTGTAAAGTTGTTCAACATTCTCTTTGCCTGAGTATAAAGTTTATTAGCTTCATTCACCGCACAGTTATTTGCAGCAGCAATAGCTCCTTGTATGAAAAAGTAAATGCTGTTAAGTTCAACTTTTGATTGTGTCTTTATAGCTCTATCACATTCCATCATATCTAATTGCATAAATGCACTATCAAACTTTTCTTGCAGTTGATCTACACGAATGATTGATCTTTCTACAAAGTTAATGTATGCAGGTGTAACTGTATACTTTAAATAATAAACTCCATCAGGAAGTGGAAGTAGTGGATCACCCACACTTGTTATTCCTAAAGAAAGAGAATTAAAGATGTTAAAATCGTTTGGGTTGAAAGGTAGAGTAACCTTCCCAAAAGTGGGAACAGTTATTTCAATAGTGGGAGATGTTATAGCAGGAGTTGTAGGATATGTGGAAACATCAGCAATACCTAAGGTCAAAGTGTTGTACGTAGGAATTACTAATATGTCTAGTTTTAAATCTGCCATAATATTTAAAATAATTATGCCAGAGGATTGAGTTTAAATCCTCTCACCTCTGGCATAGGTTATATGATATATTTTTCTTCTGCTATTAAGGAATCAACGTACTGGTTGTAGTAGTAGTAGAAACTGGTGCTGAAGAAGTTGTAGTGGTTGTAGTGATACAAGTATTTCCACCTGCAGGAACACCTAAAGCATCTTCCAAAATTGCACTAAGAGTTGCACTTGCAGCTTGAGGAACAGCTATAATAACTGTTGAATCTTCATAAATGTAGTCACCCCACTGATAAGTAGACTTGTCATACGTATTAAACTTAATGTAATAAGTGTCATAAGTGGTGCCATCAGATACCCAACTTTCAAAGTTCTCGTTATATCCAACCATCCTGTATAGATGCTTCAAATAACCAGCTTGATAGCTGTAAAAGTTCTTTTCAAGTTGTTTAATTTCATCAGAAGTACCAACAGGATAAGAAGCACGTTGTACAACTACTGGTGTTGCAACAATGTTACAGTTATCAGCAACGATGAAATCAGCTGTGGTTGCAGGACCAGAGTAAACAAATGTACGGAAATACATTCTGTCATACTCAAAAGGAAATGCAGCAACGTCACATGGTTGACCATACTTAGTTAATGGTTTAGCACTGATGCGTAAAATAGTTCCACCAACGTTTTCAAATGTGTAGAAAGTGTTAAAGCTAATGTTGTCTGGATTAATACCAGGACCACTTTGAGTTAACTTAGCAATAAATTGATTAATCAAAGCGTTAGTATCAACTGTATCACAAGGATCAGCACCACAATCACAACAAGGTGCTTGTACTGTCACTGAACGAGTGAAACCATTGAAATACAATGTGTCAATGTAGCTAGAATGAGCACGCAATGTCAAAGTTATAACATCACCACACTTTGCAACAAAGTTAGTAACGTCTGTAATTTGAGTTGCTGCTGTAGGACAACCTGTAGCGGTATACCATTCAGTTACATTTGATTTACAATTTGCACTTTCACCACATCCAGCAATCTTGTCTGAACGCTTAGATCCTTGCAAATAGGTATTCACTCTACCTTGAGCAACGTAGAAATAAGGAGCACTTCCAGGAGTGTTCGTAGCAGCATAGTTGTTATCAAAGATACCAACTTGACCTGCTGTTAAATTCTGCGTAGATCCAGAGCTAGGAAACGTTGTTTGTCCTACTGGTACTACGAAGAGCGTAGTTAATGAAAAATCAGCCATTTTATTTATTTTAGGTTGTTAAAAATTACTCGTTTGTTTGTATTCTATATGTAGCACTTTGTACAGCAGATTGATTTTCTGTATACATTGCTAAGTTTTGAACTGTTAAATCTAAAAGCTCATCTTCTAAATATGCCTCAAGTTCACAATCTACATCTGTAGAAGGTGTACCATCAAACTTTATATAACCAGCTTTATCAATATATGTGGGATATCTCATATAAGAGATGTATACTTTAGATGGAGTGAATGTACCATCTGTAAATATAGAAATCTCATCCGAAGATATAAAGTTGAATGTCTCTTGATATTCAAAAGATGGTTTGTAATGTGTGTTATTCAGAAGAAACTGAAGATCACCATGTTTTGCCAAATCTCTATTAATCCAAATCTTTCTATCTTTACATCTTCCTTTTGTCGCTAATATGTAACTATCTACATAGAACATATACTTAGGAGTGAGAAGATGTATATTTGCAACCCACTGATTTAATTCTTTATTCTTAATAGCCAGCTTAAGAGGTTGGTTATTGTATGTTATAACTAAGCTCTGTAAGTCTTCATAACGCTTTTTAAAAGCATCAAGACCAAGTCCACTTACAGTACTAAAACCATCAACCTTTTGTTTAATCAGCTTTATTTGTGCTTCATTAAGAGCTAATATCTTGTCTTCTAATTGAATCTGCTGATGTTCATTTGTTGATAGTTTATTTAGTTTCTGATCTATTTTATATAATAAACTATCTACTGGTATCATACAGATGCTAATTTCTTAGTTTTTAATTTTTGTTCTAATGTTATCAATTCATCTTGATGATCATCGTCTGCTAAGAATTTAATTAAATCATCTTCGTCTTTAGCAATTTCAAATTCACCTTCATAAACTTTACCATTTGGTTTCACTCTATATATAGAATGTATAATAGCTTGTTTAACAAGATCTTTAATGTGAAGTAGGTTTTCCTTCATGTCTGCAAATCTATTAAACACCTCTACAGGATTTAATCCTTGATATTTGCCATTCTTAAATTCAGTTTGCTTAAGGACATTATCTACAAGATTGTAAACCATTTCTTCTTTACTATCATCTGTAACAGGAAGTCCTAACAGACGAGCTACTTTTTTCTTCTTATCAGGAGTCATTGAATCAAACTTAACAATTGCCTTGTTAATAAGTTGTTTCTTTTTGAACATCACTGCGTTTTCAATTTCATCATCAGCTACATAGAATTGTGTATCTGCTGCAAAATCACCACGTTCCCATGCTTGATAACTTGCTGCAATTGTTGGATGCACACGTAACCAAGAGAATGCTAGTTCCTGAAGAGTAAAGTTAAGATCAAAGAAGTTATCTCCATCCATCAATTTTACAGGTTGTACGTGTAATACGTCTTCTGTTGATGTAGATAACCCATAGTTCCAGAATTTAGAACGAGGACCTAAGTCTATATCCCCAAGAGCAGTTTCAAGTTTTGCTTTCAAAGCTGTTACACGCTCAATTTCTAGTTCTTTTTCTAAAGGATCTTGTATTCTACGAATATATGCTGCGTGAGGATCTAGACCTGTTCTATACTGACCATCTAGTTCTTTATAAGGATATTTAAAAACTCCTGTTCCAGGGATTCTTGTTAAA